CTCAGCAAGAATTTCTTGTGAAAGGATGTTAGCCAATTCGGTTTCGGCATCAAGACCATGAATAGCTTTGAGGTCTTGAGCGAGTTCCATTGAATACTCACCCTTAAGAGCACGTGATTTAGCTGTTACTGTAACCTTATCAACTGAGAAGGCCATCTGTTGAAAGTCTTCACCATGACTTCCATCTGTTCCTGTGATACCAGTTGCCTCAGCATCGGCTGTTGAAATACCTGTTACAACAGCAGTTCCACTTCCACCCTGAGCAAAGTCAGTAGCAGCAGCACCACTTGTAGGTGCAGCAGGGGAAGGCTCACCAGAATGTGTTGCATCTGGTTCGTTGTACATTGTGTCAGCACCATCTTGAGAATCATATTTTGCTCTCATGGCAAAAATGAGTCCAGTTGGTCCTGTCATTGGTTGTACACCACAAATGTCATAAGCAATAAGATTCGGCATTGTACTGCGAATCATGGAAATCAAAACAGGATCATTATTTTGTACATCTCCTGTGTTATTAGTTGGAGCCTCTGAGAGTACTCCAAAGTTACCTGATGTGGCCTGTTCACGCATGGCCGTTTCTTGGTTTTCCAGAAGAACGGCAGTAACTGCCCTTCTATATGGGTCTTTAATCTTAGGCATGTCCTCATGATCTAAGACAGGAGCCCACTTCTTCTGTAGTCCTTCAGCTAGATACATTTTTTATCTCCTAAAGTGGTTGTTAAAAATTACTTATTATTATGTCTCTTCAGTCTTTCAGCATAGAAACTTACTGAAGCATCAATATCTTCAACGAGTTCATCTGACTCATTGTTTTCAACTTCTTCTGTTAATGGCTGTGGTGTGTCCTCAGCTTTTGGGAAGTAGTTTTCCTTTATAACTTCAAGTTTTTCTTTGTACTGTTCACTATCTTCATAGTCTACACCCTCAGAAAGTTTTTGAAGTTTTTCCTTTTCAGTATCAGCAAGTTCTTCGGATACTTCTCTCAGAGTTTCTTGTTTTTTATACTCTGCGAGTTCTTTCTTCATCTCTACGCTGTTATTAACTGTTTCATCAAGTTGCTTCTCCAAGTCCTCAACCTTCTCAAAGAGATCGTCAACCAAGTCAACCTTCTCTTCTGGAATGTCAATGTAATGTTCTTGGAAAAGATTCTTCAGACCTGTCATGAAGTCTTCTACGAGTTCAGAACGAATGCCTCTTTCTACAGCGAGTTCATTCTCTTTCATCCACTCTTCTACAACGTAGTTGAGGTATCCGTCAACCTTCTCGGACATATTGGACTTATACTCTTCTTTTGCCTCTTGAATTTCTTTGTTAAATTCTTCTTCAAGAGCTTCAACTCTTTCGTTGACTTCACTAATAACTTTTGCAGACACTGCAGCTTCAAAGATTGTTGCTGCCTTAGTCTTAAACTCTTCAGAAAGTTCTTCACCACTCATAATGGCATCCATGTCTTCCTTAACATCTAAGTTAAGGTCTTCTTTCTTGAGTTTCTTGTTTTCCATTTTCTTATGGTAACCAGCCTTAAGTTCTTCCTCATCATCCTCTTCTTCGTCCTCATGTGCTCCTTCCTCTAGTGAAGTTGAACTCATGATTTTTGTAAAAGAGTCAGAAAGTTCTGCCTTTTTCATTGAATTAAGTTGGTCGTAGATGGCCTTAACCATACCTGCTTTTGTTTTAGGAATCTGGACAGCTTCTTCCATTTCCTCTTCATCGTCTTCCTCATCTTCATGAGCAGCTTCGGCCTTGGCTTTACCTTCAGTGATTTCATCGTCTGAAGACTCTACCACAGCATTCTGCTCTTCCAGTTCTTCTTCAGACTGTTGTTCCAAAATTTCTTCAGACATTGAAATTCTCCTTATAGATTAAAAAAATTTACTATTATTATTTATAAAAATATAAACTTTACAATTTATTCATAAAGTCTTCAAAAGCCTTAACAAGTGTCTGTTCCCTGTCTTTTTTGGGGGCTTTCTCTATTTCGTTTTTAATTTCTGAAATTTGTTGCTCTTTCAGAATCCCATTATCCCAAACCCATTCCTTACCTTCCATAATACCTGCAACGAATGCATCTGGGGCAGACGGATCAGCAACTATGTCGGCTGCAGTGGCTAAATAAAAGTCACCTTGTACCTCTTGTATGCCATCCTTTCTTGGTTTCAAAGACCCCATACCTCTTGATGAGACACCCAACTTTGCTCCCTCATCAATCAAACTCTTTACGATTTTGCCGTATGGAGTATCAAGAATCTTTGCTCTTCCCATAAAATTATTGTCAACCTCAACAAGTTCCTCAATCATGTGTGAAACTCTCTCAAGGTTTACAGTTGGTCCATCTGGATGCCCCAACTCACCAAAAGCTCTTTTGGATTCAATAAAAGATTTACCATACCTCTTCACTTCTTTTTGAAGTATTTCTTTAGGGTAAATTCTTCCATTCCTGTTTTTGGTTTCGGCCTGCATGAATACACCCTCAATGAAATAGTTCTTAGAACCATCTTTTCCTTCAGTGATGTATTCTATATTACAAGCTTCTTCGCTAATAAGTTTCATTTTACTCTCCACTATAATTCTGGATTTGAGGAAGACATTCTTTCTTTATAAGCAGCCTTCATTTGTTTTCTTACTTGTGGTCTAAGTTTTTTAGTCCACTTTGAACCCATTTTTTGTACTTTTTTGTCGGCCTTTAATTCTATTTGTTTTTTAAGGCCTGGACTTGCATCAGCATATTGTCCTTGTTTATCAACTATTGCCAATGCTTTCTGTCTTACTTGTCTTTTGATATTCTTTTCAATTCTTTCAGGAGAAGGTGGTTTCTTCATTGCAAGTTGTCTTTTTCTTGCAATAATTTTACTCTTCACTTTCATGGTTCTACTTCTCTTCATCCTTTGGGCCATAGTGAGTTCAGATAAAAATTCAGAATAAGTTTTCATTTTTTCAACTCTTTCTTCTTGTCTCTAATTCTCTGAGCTGCACCAGTACCACCTCTGACAGATATTTGTCTTCCTGTTGCTGTTTTACCTCTTTTTTTCATTATTTTTGCTTTTCTCTGTAACTGTTTGTATCCTGCTGTTTTTCTATATCTTCTCATCTTTTGAATTTGTTGTGCACGATTCTTTCTATATTCTCTTTTTTGTGCCATTCTGTCAGAGGCAGTTTTCTTTTGTCTTGCATCAATCGTGAGTTCTTGAATCTCTTCGTTAAATTCAGAGAATGTTTTCATCAGTAAGTATCTCCAAATCCATGTTGTCCTTGATTATATCCAAGGCTAAGATTCTTTGCATATAATGGTTGTTCGTATCCAGCACCTTTTTGAATACCCACTTGTACTGTCAGTGTATCTCCACTTGCAGCACCGACTGTAAGTATTTGAATATCTCCAAGTACAGAACCAGAATTACCTGCAGCTGCACCCATTCCTACTGGTATAAAGTGATTTGTTGAATCCCAAACTCCACTTCCTGTTAGATAACAAATATCTTGATTTGCAGTTCCACCTTTATAGAATAATTTTGCAGAGTGACCAGTTGAAACAGACCATCTAACACTGGTTACAGAAACAGATTTTTGTACAAATGATCCAGTTGTTGATCCGTGTGTAGTTACTGAAGATGTACCAGAAACAGAACCTACAATTGCTTCAGAAGTGGTTGGTCCATTATTACCAGCTGCAAAAGCAAGTGGTGTTACATCTGATGCACTTGTGACTCTATAAACTACTACTGTGGTTCCTCCACTTGTATAATCTTGGACTCTTAAAAATTGACTATCACAAGTGAGAACTTCTCCGATACAAAAATTTGTAGTTGGTGCACCACTAAGAGTAAGAGTCAATAAACTATATTTTGAATGACTTGAATCAAAAATGTTTACTGCTGATACATCAGGGCCGTCACCTTCACCATCAACATGAACTACTGCTTTGGAGTTCGTGTCTACTAATGTTTGAGTTGCTACTGTATAAGCCATTCTTTACTCTCCGTGTGCTTTCCCAAGGACTTTCATAAAACCTCTTTCAGTCCGTTGGATTTGATTAATAACTCTTTTCTGTTCTGAGGATTTAAGCCCCTCTATATATTTAACAAAAATGTCTGCTGTCATTGGATCTATTGGTATCTCTGATCCATCACTTAACTTAATCTCCATATCTTTTTTGGACTTGGATATTTTCTTCAAGTCATTAACTACGTCTTCTTGGATAAAGTCTTCAAATTTTAACATAAAATCTTCTGATTTTGGACTTTTTATTATCTTCTTGTTATCATTTGGATCTTTCACCCAACCATCTGGTGCTCTTTTAAAATTTGACTTTTCATATTCATTTTGAGCATCATCTTGATTTTTTAAGTGTCCTTTTTCATCACGTTCTCTATCATCTTCTGGATCTATCTCATTTTTTGGTTTTGATTCTGGTTCTTTTTTTACTGTAATTTTTGCAATATCAGCTTGATCATCTGCCTTGTCTTTAAACTTTTTGACAAAATCTTTAACCTCAGAATTTGTCATATTTTTTGGTAATTTTACTTCTTTAGAATCCATCTTACCAGATTCTTTGTCAAAAACTGGTACTATGATTTCTTTACCTTTAGGGTTTTCTTGTCTTTCTTTTTTAGTCTCTCTATACCCTTTAAATTTTTTTAAACCTGCCTTTACTGCCTTGTAACCACCAATGAGTCCCATAACTCCAGCGATAGTTGCACCAACTGGACCTATTTCGTTGATATGTTTTTGTTCAGCAGTAAAGTTTCTAAATTGTTTCATGCTTCTACAGTTTCAGGAGTCTCCACATTTGGTTCATTTTGTGGAGTAGTTACCTCTGGTTTTTCTGCTCCAACTGCATTATTAAACATAGCCTGAGCAACCTCTGCTTTCTTTGCTTCCAGTGCTCTCATAACTTTATCTGCCAAAACTCCTTGAATGGCATCTTTAACATCCGCTCCATTACCCTTGAGGGAATGTTTCACAATATCTTCTGGTGTATAGTCACTCATGACTGACTTCCTTTAGTTAAGGTTTTACATTAGTATTTATATTTATTTTGACTTGGAAACGAGTTTCTTGAGTTTATTGATCTCGTTTTGTTGTTCTTTCATACCTTCTATGAGAAGAGCAACCATTTTTGAATATTGTAGACTTGTAGGACTATCATCGTTGAATTGTACTACCTCTGGGACTACCTTTGCTACATCGTCAGCAATAAGTCCGATTTGTTTACCTTCAATTTTGTTTTTCCATTCAAAGTTAACACCTTGAAGTGCCATAATCTTGTCAAGAGAATTACTCATCGGTGTAATATTTGTCTTGAGTTCTCTTGCAGAGGTTTCACTTAATGCTGTTGCACTGAAAGTTCCTGCAGAACTTATGGAAGCCACTTCTGATGCAGCCCCAGATAAACCCAACATGAAACTCATCTTTGCTGCATTATTGGAAGCAGAAAAGTCTCCCTCAGAAATTACTCTCACTGAACCTGCCGTTAATATTGCATCTGTTCCTGTTCCTTCATCTGGTGCCACAAAATCAATTGCACCAATAACATCATTAACGGCCATGTCTGTGTCACCAGCCGCAAGAGTAAGAGTTGGAAACTTATCATCTGCAGTGGCAGCATGTTTAAGAGTGAGTCCTTTGTCTGCATCATGTGTAAGTGTAATCTCTTGGTCATTTCCAAATTTTATTACCGAACTATCTGCCAAATAAATGTCATTAAATTCTGCAGTACCACTTCCAATGTCAATAGTACCAGAAGCATTTGGTGTAATTGCTCCAGTAAATGAAGTTGCTCCAAGGCCAGATGAAAATACTGGTGCTTGAGAAAATGTGACTACTCCAGCAGAACTAATTGCAATAGAGTCTGCATCTCCTACAGAACCTATCTGACCATCATTTGCAACTGTGATTCCAGAACTATGTACATCTCTTTGTGAGAAAGTGACTGCACCTGCAGAAGCAATAGTTATAGCATCAGCATCTGTTGCAGTTCCTATCGTTCCACCATCATTAATCTTTATATTTCCAGAACGAATTGGGCCGTAAACTTGAGTGCCATCTAATGCTTCACTTGATAATGTTGCTGTAGTACAAAGTGCAAACTCTCCCTCCGATTCATCCCATCCCATAAATGCAGTTTTTGCAGTTCCAGAGTAATAGTGTAATAGTAATCCTCTGTCTTTATTGTCATCTGAACCTGGCGCTGCACCGTCTGTATCTGTACCTAATTCAAATATTGGGTCTACCAGAGTTGAAACTGTACTGTTAATTGTGGTAGTAGTACCCGAAACTGTCATATTTCCAGTTACGGCCAAGTTACCTGTTACACCCACACCAGAACTATTCGCAATCAATCTGTTAGTCAATGTCTGATTGGACATGACTTGTAGTGTCCACAATCCATCTTTACTACCTGTGGATGCATCTGCCACATTTGCAAATAATTGAGCTGTTATAAACTCTGTTGGAGTACCATCATCCTTACTACGAAATTCTATCAGTCCTGCTTGGTCATTGTCTTGGCCATCTCCTGATCTATTATTTGTCAAACGTAAAATCGGACCAGATGCATCATTGGCATCGTTTTGAATTGTAAAAACTGGTTTACTACCCGTTGCACTTCTGACTATAAAACTTGGAGTATTTGCATCTATTGCTGTAGTAGAAATAACATTTGTGGTTGGTGCCGTAAGTTGATTTTTAGTGGTTGAGTTTATAGATACCAGAGTGTCCGTATTCAAAGTAAAATTGTCATCTGCATCTATCGTTATTGAATTATTTGCACCTTGAATAAATACACTACTGTCAACCCAATTTATTTTTTCACCAGCTCCAAGTTCACCACTACCACTTGCACCACCGATACCTATAATTGATAATTCAGTTGGGTCTTCATCATATGTTCCAACTGCATTCATTGTAATTCTCATTCTACCAATGAGTCTAACTGCCAAAGATGTTCTTGCAGTATCTGAATAGAGAGTACTTGCAGAATCAGCAGTTCCATCTAATGCTGTGGAAGTATGAAGAATACTTTCATCTAACTGTTGGCCGTTAATGACACCTAACTCAATTGTTCCACCATTATTGATTGCATAGAGATACAGAGTGGCTTCTATGTCATTTGTCATTCCCAGACTTGCACCAGAATCTAATGTC